ATGCTGGGCATAATAAGATAGCCAGAGGTCCTCAATCTTAAGTGCCTCATCTGGGGCAGTATCTATTAAGGCATCATCCAAAAAGATGCTAGCATCTATGATCGATATCCCAGTTCCACAATAGTGAATCTTAGAACTATTATCTCTTATCCTAGTACGCTTGCCGTAGTAGTCAGACCCCTTGTCCTGAAAGCTCCAAGCAAAGCCAGACTTATACGACTTTGGCTCATAGTATCGGAGTGTGTTTTCTAGGTAGTCGTTCTGGAAAGTTATGTCATCNTCTATAAAGAGTATAATGTCAGTCCCCTCTTCTGCCAGCTTTTTGCCCACAGTAAACCTTCTAAAAGCATAGATGTCNTTTCCATCATGTGTAACACGGATCTTTAACCTATCTGAGAATAGATTTGAGTAGCTTTCTACATTTTTCTTTTGAGATAGGTTGGCATTTGAAATGTGTACCTCAAAATTTTGAAAAGTTTGATTAGACAAAGACTCTAGGGTTTTCTTCAGAAGCCCGATACGCTGCCAGGTCAAAAGCACCACGGTAATCCTGACGTTGTTGTAGTTCTTAGTTTTTGTTTTCTTTGGCATGGTTGGGATTTCAACCTTTTTAACACTCTCGTTAGGTGTCTTGGCAGATACCGCTGACATGTCCTTGGCAACCATCTTTGTATTAAAGTCTCTATAGAACCCACGNTCCCTACCCTGCATTGCAAGGTGTTCCTTCCTGGATTCCTCGACATATTGCGTTCTTGGGGCACTTCCTTCTGGTATCTGCTCGGTGAGNTTACCCTTGCCCATAAAAGATTCTCCAAGGCATTCTGTTACAGATCTAGTAATTCTGTTGCTTGGCTTGTTGGACATGTTTACCCTTGCCCAGTACTCCCAATCAGCACCGAAACGCATCATGTCAAAGTAGCCTACCTCTAGAAAAACCTGCCTTTTAAACATCGCGTGTGCACAAGTTAAAGCAGTCTTGATAGGCCTTCCATCTGACAGGCGTTTGCGTTCCCAAGTATCTTGGACAGCATTAGTTCTATCATTCCTGAATAGTTTGTGCATAAGCTGAAATCTGTCGGGCNTAGACACATCATCGGCGTCATGGGTTGTAAAGAATCCCCAGTCCTGGTTACGGAATTTGTACAGGCCGACATTTCTAGAATAGTAAGCCCCCTTATTCTCTCTGTTTCGAATAAGAGTAACCCTCTTGTCAGTATTGTAGGACTGAGCAATCTCCAGAGATCCGTCGGTAGAGCAGTCATCTACAATAACCAGGTGGATGTTCTTATATGTTTGTTTAAGTATACTATCGATGGCCATCTTCAGAGTCTTCTCTGAGTTATAAACAGGCATAATAGCAAGTATAGTTTCGTTATTCATTTGTATTAATTATAGCATTTTTATTGCTATACTGTGTATATGGATTTAGAAAAAAGACTACAAGATATTCTCTTTAACATAGGTAAAGAGATAAAAATACATACTATCGGCAAGGATATGATCATTGAAATTGATTACGATAAGTATGTTGCAGAGCTAATAGAGCTTTACGCAGAGAAACACGATATTTAAAATCGTGTATAATAGAATTAACTGAAAGGTACCCACCCCAAAAATGGAACTTAAACACCAAATTAAACAGAACCTGGACGAACAGGGATATGAGTATGAGCAGTTAGCGGACGACGCATTCCTGGTTCATAACATACTAACGGAAGACGAGCTGCATGCATTCCAAAACCTTGCCCGTGAGACTCTTCCGCCTCAGTGGTATTTCTTTTACTTGAAAGAGCTAGAGCAGAAAGCACGTGAGCTATACGGACGCACAGACATTGCTACACTGATCGAAGAAGGTAAGCTCATGCTTATTCCAAGGAACATGAGCCAGGTTAGGTCTACAGAGCCAGTTCTTAACGATGAGGTCACTTCGCTTACTGACAGAGTTAATAGAATTCTACCCCCAGAGTATCCCTCAACAAGGTACGGTGTCATGCAGAGGCACTATAAGGGGGTTGGTCTTGAAGATCACAGGGACACTGACTGCAATCCGCTTCTTGAGTTTGCGACAGTAATCTATCTTAATGAGGATTACGAAGGCGGCTACCTATACTTTAAAGATGAAGACCTTACAACACAAATTAGGCCACCTGCTGGATCGATGATGCTGTTTAGGGCTAGTAGACTCCACGGAGTTAGTGAAGTTACTGGTGACGGTCAAAGATATGTTCTGACTTCGTTTATTTCCCACGTAAAAGAAATGTCAAACCGATTTGACAAAGTGGCCATCCAGCTAAACCCAACAGATGGCAAGGAGATGGGCTACGTGCAAGAGTCTGGCTACACCATGGGATCTGGAGATTACACTGGCAACGAACACAAAGCTACTGGAGATCCAGCACTAGACCACTTCTTAAAGGGTGGCTATGGTGGAACTGGTAAAAAGGGAACAGCTTAAATTAGCAGTCTTCGTTTGTAGAGATGTGTCTCTGCTCTACGTTGTGCCAACTTCTTCCGTAAAGGGTGTGCCTGTTTCCGTTAGTAACTTTTCCGACCCTGTGCTCAAACTCTGGGTATAGCGGTACGTTTACCAACATGCCTGGCTCTGGCTTAACTACATAGTCCTTGTGCTTAAATTCCAAGGCACCGCCATCATAATCATCATTAATATAAAGACTAATTGCAGCAGAGATATCTGATTCCGCCGTAGAGGTTTCTGGTTTGCCATGAGTGTTAGACTCTTCGTCTACCTCAAAGTGGAAGTCCATTGCATAGTCAACATCATGACCTAGCTCAGCAATGATTTGATCATCTGGAACCTCAAAGAACGACTGGAAGGCTCCTGCTCCTGCCCACTGTGGCTTTACGACAGCCTCGAACCTTGTGTTGCTCGGCCCATCCTTCCAAGGATTATCAGCAATAATAGAATTTGGTCCAGGAAGAATCATGATACCGTTTTCGTCATACTCTGCTACGTAACCAATAAACTTATTTTTAAGGTTACCGCCATAGGCTGATCTCATAGTTGTGTACCAGTCTTTAGGGTTGTTAGCTAAGTACATCAGCCACCCGATCTCTTCTGGGGATATGAAGTTCCTGATTACCCAAAGATCTTTGTCTATGTATTCTTTTCTTGGCTCCCAGATCGCCTTCATTGTCTCTAGGTCGTGCTTACCATAAGGATCCAGCCCTGTAATATCAATCATAACTATGAACCTCTCAGCGTCTTTACTTTGTGGGCCACCACTGTGTCCGTAGGCTTGCCATCTCTGTATAAGGTAATGACTGCTGCGGGCTCTTCTGGTGTTCCAGTTACTGTTACTTCTGTGCCTGGAACCTTATATGAACCGCTAGTGATAACTCTTTTAACCTTGCCCCTTGCAGTACCGCCAGAAGAATTCCAGGAAACCATCTGGCCAACACGCACGCTATCTGCCTTTTCAACAAAGTCAACTTCTGCTTTCTCGGCTACCTGGGCGATTAGTGCCTCAATGTCTGCCTGCTTGTCTGCCCTTAGCTGCTCTAGGCTGACACTTCCAAAGTCAAAGAATCCTTCATCTGACTTATTAGTTTCTCTTTGAGCGATCCCGCGAGACCAACTAAATCCAGCATTTCCTCCCCATGCATCCCACATAACACGTCCCTTAGATGGGAACTCTGGACCACTAGAAAATCCCTTGCCCTGCTTGTCCACCTCATGACGAGAGAAGAATGAGTACATACGCTTAACTACACTAAGAGACATTGAGCGACCTGCTACGATATCTCGTGCTCTACCCCAGCCAACTGCGGTACCAGCACCCTTAGCTTTGCCATCCTCTTTCCATTTAATAGCACGACGAGCAGCGGCCTTCATACCGCTTGTTGGAGCATAGCCCTCGGCCTTCTCCGTGTCGTAGCCACCAGACATGCTATGCCCCTGTAGCTTTGGAATCTTCTGTGCATCGCTATACATCATTCCAATGCTGTAAGCTGTCTCTTCCCACTCGCCCTCGCCCTCTTCCTCGAAGATGCGGACTGACATTGCTGGGTTCTCTGGTGGCATAGACTGCAAAGAGTATTCCCCCTCAGGAGATCCCAGAACGCCACCCTCCCACATAATGTGCTCTACGCGACCGTGTACGACACCCTCCATGGTTTGACCCATGACGTAGTCACCTTCTTTAATCTCTGCACCAGCTGGGGCATCTACCTTGCCAATAGTGAAATTAAGTCGTTGGGGCTTTGGTACTGGTGTGCTCCAGTTAAAGTTCATGTCATCATTCATTCTTATATTCTACCACAAAATAAACTATTGAATTTAAATAAGGTGATACAATAGAACCATGAATATTGAACCCATTTTCCCAGACAGTGACCTACAGGTCTACAAAGTTACCAATGTACTCACAGAAGGCCAGGTAAAGCTCTTAGCCAAGCTTGCTCAGGGAAGAATCCCTACTGGATTTAAGGCGGATGAGTTAAACGAAGCTGTGTCCGATATCCGAGCTGCTTCCATAGAGGCATGCCAAGCCATCTTTGGAATGGATGACCTGTCCGCCTCTGAAGAAAACAAGCGTTGGCCATGGTTTGATCTGTCGGAGGGTGACGAGCGTGGCTACGAACGAAACAAAATCTTTAACAACGGCAAGGCTTTCTTTGCCGAGTTTGTAGTTCAGTCTAGCACCAATGGTGGAGAGACTGTATTTAAGGATGCAGAGAATCATGCCATCAAACTCGCTCCTGGAGAAATGCTTGTCGCATCTAGGTCGGCAGGCCATGAGGTTAAGATTGCCGAGATCAAGTCTGGTCTTCGGTTTACCCTTATGACTCACGTTTACGCTAAATAGTTATGCAACTGTGCTAAACTAATGGCATGATCCCTAAGAACATTATACAAATTTGTATTGGCGAAGAAAGCAATGACACCAGATATTGGCTACATCTAGCCAAGAAGTGGGAGTCTGAATACCCCGACTGGAACTGCAAGGTTTATCGAGAAGCAGAGATTGAAGAAGCTGTTAGGGCATACTCTCCAGAAGCCTGGGAAATGTATACATCGTGCCCCATCCTAAGCTTTAGGGCAGACTTTGCTAGACTTATCCTGCTATACACATTTGGTGGCCTGTACATTGACATAGACAGCAGGCCAAACCTAGACCTAAACACTTACGTAATCCACTCTGAAGAGATCAGGTGGGGGTTCTACCTTACAATCAATGAGCAGCAAGATCCATGGGAGGTTGTAACGAACAACCACCTTGCCGCTGCCGAAAAGGGCTCGGATATGATCAAGTCTATGATTGAAAACATATTAGAAGAATTTGTATTATTAAAAGCAGCGAAGCCTGGTGACCGTGGTCAAGAGGCTGGATTTAAGTTTGCCAAGCTGGTATCTACCAGTGCATGGGGGAAAATGCTGTACAACAAGCTAAACGAGCTGCATGGTGACGACTATATAAAGTATCACATGTCTAGGGGTTACGGCAAGGTTGGCTTGTTCTGGATTACCTGGGATGGAAAGGACATCAAGGTTCGTAAAGACAGAGGATTTATTACTCATGTCGGTAGCATTTTAATAAAGGACTTCCTGGATGTCAATCTACCCATTGATCCCATGCAGAAAATTGCGGAACTATACAAGGACTTAACCCCACATAATGGTGAGATTAAGATTTATTCTGGGGGCATTGATGGCGTTTGATCTAAAAGGGGCAAGCCCATCCAGCTATGACGGAGAGTGGATTAGGTTTAACATTTGGTCGTGGCACAGAATTTGGAAAACTATAGTTNAGTTGTTTCCAGAAGAAGATGGCTCTATTAATCTTTGGTATGTTAATGCTGGNGAGTTTGTAAATAAAGAAACATGTGAGCGGATTGCAGACAAGATCGACGGATATTCAATCGATCGATTTTCTCTAGAGGTGTCAAAAGCTGACGTCCCAATGCAGCAGGATAACATAGGGGACCGAACATTGTACATGGCCTTTGTATTTGAGATGCCAGCTTTTGTGTCATTCCTGAGATCTTGCAATGGCTTCTATCTAAAATAGTTTATGGTGTATAATATATCTATGAGAATAACACAACCATTTCCAGGAACAGAAATTGTCCTATTAAAAGAATTTTCCACTAAAGAACAAGCTAAGGTCCTTTACGATTACTTTGCATCCATGTACTATGCCGCCGAAGAAAAAGACGATAGCCTGAAGAGGCCAGATCTTAAAGACGAGGTCATGAGCATTATGAAGGAGCTAGAGTCCAAGTATATCAAGACTGCTACGGAGCTGTTAGACTTCCCAGTAGAACCTAAGTTTAGCACACTAAACAACTACGTCTATTGGAATCCTGGAAAAAGAATGCTTCCTCATTATGACAACCTGGGCGGGGACCACTCTGCTCCAGTAATGTACGGTTGCGTATTTTACCTGAACGATAACTTTGAAGGTGGAGAACTGTGGTACCCTAACCAGGGAGTAGAGTACGTCCCTGAGGCGGGGGATATGATTATCCACCCAGGTTCCAGGGAGTACAGCCACGGTGTTAGAGATATTGTTAGCGGACTAAGAATATCTGCTGGATCCTTTATTACGCAAAAGGATCAGTCTGATGAAGAGTATGGCTACGAGTACTAATTAGCATTAAGACTAACATAATAAAGCCCATCTTCTTTTGCATCTAGGCTAATCTCTATGCCATCGAAGGTGACAGTATCCCCAACACTAACCAACGCTAGCTCGAACTGGCCACAATTTGGCTCTGGATTATCTATTCCGTCTGGATAGATATAATAGGCCCACTTTTTAATTTCTGGATCATTCCCACAATCATTATCCACATGGTCCCTGTGCTCAGCTGTTGGGTCTACGCTATATACCAAAAGCCCTGCCTGATCATCATCCCAAAATGTCCAGTCTCCTGCTTGCCGTGCTTCTATTACCAATATCTCGTTGCCATCATTGCCTGTTGGCACTGCGACCATCTTCCTCTCGCCACCATAGGTGTCAATTGGAGTTAGTACTGTCTTGGTACTTTGCAAAGACCTTCCATCAACACAGTGCACCTGAGAGTCGTCAAGCCATCCTAGCTGAAATGACTCCCAAGAATTAACTGCGGCAGACCAACCAAGGCTATTTGGATATAGGGCCTGCCCTACACCAGTAGACCAGCCATTGCCAGGTGCATGTAGGTTTAGCCCCATCTCATGAAGGATCTCGTGAAGGAAATGACCGTAAGTAAACTCTCTCTTCAGGCTAAGGGGCTGCTTCTCATCGCTTGAGTGGTAGTATCCTGGTGCCCAAAAAAGATTTGGTACATCATTAAGGCTTTTGTAAGTGTTTTCATTACTACCCATACGGAGGGTAAATCGAAGACTGTTTGTTCTGTTTAGCTCATCTAGGCCTGGTACCTTGGCTAAGTCTGCCCATTGTACAAAGGTTGCATCGAAGTGGTCGGGATGCATACCATCTGGCATACCCTCTACAATCATATTAGCCAGATCTCCGTCTAGCTTTGGTCTGTCGATAGCCTTTACTGGTAAATCAATCCAGCGATCAACATAAGTTACGTTGAACCTAAGCTTACCTTGGGACCAAAAGTCTGCCCACTCTTCAAGCTTATTAACTTGAGCCTCCAAGAAATCTGACGGCTTTTTGACGAACTTAGGTGTGTCTGTAAAGGCAACCATGACTATTAGCCAGTTTAGCTCACCCTGAGTTGGCACTGTTTGTTCAACTAGCGGGAATCCAGAGGGGCCGCCCCAGCTGACTCCGTCGACTGTGTGTCCACGTGCTTCGCCAAGAAATTGCTTTGGCCTCTGGTCTGGTACCTTACAGAACTTTGCTGGTTCTGGGGACTCTGTTTGATCCCACAAATCCACAGGTGTTTGGACAGTCTCCAGGATACTGCTATCTACAGTAGACACTACCTTTGGTTCAAGTGGCGTTGCACAGCCTGAAAGAATGAATGGAATGATTAATAAAATTGCTGTCTGTCTCTTCATGCCTATATTTTACTACAAAATAGAGGGAGTGTCAAGTGACCAGGGCAAACTAAAGCCCCGCACAGCGACCCTGGATTGGCCCAGAAAATGGTAACTAATCATCCTAAGGTTAGCAAACCCTTGCCCTGTACGGGGACACCTAAATTATACCACACCTAATAGGTGAAGAGTATTGGCACTAAGAATTGTTTCTTGTCTTTATTTAATCTATCATAGACATCAGAAAGATCTGCAGTAAGATTCTCTAGGTCAAAGATAACACTATTGGCTGTCCACCTATTGTCAACAAACTCAATTGATTTAATCATCTTGTCTGCATTTTCCTTAAACCTTCGTTCAATATCTGAGCCAGGCTCTAGCCCCAGGATTCCCTTGCTGTCATCTCCATAGGCCCATATGCCAGCAGCTACTTGATGAGTATCAAGTCCTTCATTAATCTCACTAAAGCTGTCAAACCTAACTCGGTGATAGTGATCGATCAGGGACTTTCCACTGACCTCTATAGTATCGGCGTCTTCTGCAAACCTATAAGAGTTAAACCACTTTAGTGGGTAGACATCAGCCTCTATCATTTTTTGCAAAACTTTAGCGTTAGCTTGCTCGCCTGTGTCTGCTTCTACTGCCATAAATTGTATCTTTTGCATAATACCCCCAGTATTATTCTCCATTAAGCTCATGTTAGTCTTTAAATTCTACCTTGTTAACAAGCAGGTCGTGGTCTCTTCTCTCTAGCTCATCGTCTCTCCACAGACTTCCCCGTGCCGCACCGTAGTATGCCTTAGCCATCTCGCTCTCAATCAGGTGTTGATTAAAGGTTCCTTCGATTCCATCTACAAAGATCTCAACAAGGTACCGACCGTACTTGTCTGGCTTGGTGGTAGAAATTTGTACTGTCCTACCCATCAGCTGCTCTTGAGCGTAGGCCTTCACTACCTTGCCATAGTCATACCACTTCTCTGGTGTGTCGATTCCAATCAGCCTTACCCTGGCCTTATGCCAGATGTCAAAGCCCAAGTCAATAGATAGGTCCACGGTATCTCCGTCAACCACCTTATCTACGATTGCATTATATTTAAACATTACTTCTTTCCTTCTTCTGGTAGGTTTTCAAGCACCTTACGAACCGCTTCGGTCAGTGCATTGTTTTGTGCCACAGTTTTGGGCTTGCCCCCAGTGGCCTTGAACACATCATTAAGATCATATAGATCGCTCTGAACCTTCTCAATGTATTCAAATGCCCAGTCCCTAGACTGTGACATGAACTTCACAAAGCCATCCTTGCTCTCAATCTTTTCAGCTTCTCGCTTTAGGATTTCTTGGCTTTGCAAATACACTGTAAGCCTATCGGTCTCTGCCTGAGCTGCCTTAATGAACAGCTTCCTATTCTGCAGCCTGACACTAAGATTGCTGATAACCAGAACCCCAAAAAGCAAAAGGGCAATAGATGATATAACTAATTCAATACTCATATGTCTTCGCCTCCTTCTCTAACCAATAGAACAATAGCACCATTTTCTTCTAGTGCCTTTTTTACTAGCACCATATATTCTACGGCACGTCGCTTACCAAAGTCATCTAGCTTCTCAAACTGTGATGCCAGTGCCTTTACTGTAACAAAGGTATCGTTGTCAATAAGCTGTACAGAAAACCCCTTGGGTGCGTGATGATCAAGGGACCTAAAGGCCCTTGCCATTTCTGTCGTGTACATTACTTTCTCACTTTCTTTCGATTGTTAGATACTGCCATGTTTCTGCCCAATCAGCCTTGGTCCTATGCCTATTAAACTCTCGAGATATCTTTCCATTTTCTAGGAATACCCCGCCCCAGACACCCCATTCTTTTTGAGAAATACCCACTGCAAAGCACTGCTTAGCAACTGGACATCCAGAACAAAGTTCATCGATGGCTGGCCTAAAAGACTCATCTTCTTCATACTTATCAAAAAAGAAGTTGGTGTCATAACCAAGACATGCAGCATCTTGTTTCCAAGAGTGCCTCTTATCCATGACCTACCTCACATACTTCTTGGGTACGTGCCATCCTTCTGGAGTAAGCTCTACTCGTCTCTGGAGATGCCAGACGCCTTTAACCCTGGCCCCAAACTTAGATGTGCGTCCTTTGTCGGACTCGTATGAGAAAATTACATCCCATCCATCCCACCATAAATTACGATTACGAGAAACGATCTGTTCCATTTTTTCAAGCGATGAGATTAACATGATTCACCATTCCTGTGTGTATGACTTTTTTTATATTGGTTTCTTTAATAACAATCTCGCAGTACTTGCAAGGCTTGCTGTTACGGTCCTGTCCCTGCCTGTTGACTCTCGCAACATACAGTGTAGCACCGTCTACATTCCAGTTGGCATCTCTGATAGCTTCTATCTCGGCATGCCGTGAGCAGTGGGTTTTAATATGTTCTGGAGATACTCTCATGGGGTCGTTGGTATCTTTATTATAACCCCTGCCAAGTACTCTCCCAGACTTAACAATAACCGCACCGTGCTTTTTATTTGCCGCAGACTTTGCAGCGAAATATCTAGCAACAGATAGGAATGCTTGCTCACTATTACTTAGGCTCATGCGTAGGAGTACACCGCCGCTGAGACCTCCGACTCATCTGCTAGATCTACAAGGCTAGAGACTGTTTCTCCAGGCTTGCAGAAATATGCAAAGTAGTCAATGCTCTTTATATTATCTTTGATCCATGAAGACGGCATCTTGCGACAAGAGATCTTGATACCTCTGCCCCTTAGGCTGTCTTCAGAGACATTCGAAAACTCTAATGCCATATTGTTCAGCCTAACTGGGCCAACAGCATAGAGCATAATCTCTTTATCTTCTGCATCCATTGAATATAGAGCAGTCCTCATTGCCCTCAGGAAAATTGTATAGTCTGAAAAGGTACTGCTACCCTGTACTGCTATCCTCATCCAGTCCCTCTCTTAGCTTTTCTACGATGTGCATTGTCTGACCTAATTCTACCTTATCCATACTCATTGTGTCAACTCTGCGAGAAGATTCTTTGCTGACCGTACCATCGACAACCTCTGCGGTATACAGAGCATTGTCCTTAATCCAGTATGCACTGTCATCGACAATAACCACCCTTATATAAGAAGACTGGATATACTTCAGTGACTGCTTCGGTCCAGCCTCTGTTGGAATAGCTGGGACATAGTCCAGCAATGGAGTCATTAGGCTGTAGATATGAGTTTGACTATACCTCAACTTAGTCTCCGTTGCTTCTCTCAATGGCTTTCTTAATACCAAGTTGCCAGTTACCACAATCCCAAGCGTAATTAATGATCCTAAAACAAACTCCACTATTGCCCTGGCCCTCTATCCGAGATCTCAGATCTATTGTCAATCGTGTTAAATGCAAAGGAGCTCATCGCTAGCTGACCCTTGGGATCGTTCATAATCTTGGTATAGTGATGTCCGCAGAAGAGTAATTCTCCAGCTGTGCCCTCTACCAGGACATATGCCTGGGCTCCGCAAGCATCGCACCTATCAGTTTTGGATAGCTCTTTGCTTACTGGGTTTGTCAAAGTTTCTGTAGTCATTTGCTCTCCTTATAGATAGTTGATACAATTATAGCTTATTTACTGCCAAAAGTCTAGTTTAATTCAAAGTTTTAATTAGGTTATGTATCCTGTTTTCATCGGGTGACCCAAAAGAATTAGCAATAAGAATATCAGTTACGCCCTTAGAGCTCAAAAACTCTAGGTGCTGAGCTACCTCCAGATCGTTGCCGCAAATGAGGTTTTTATTATCTTTATTCATGGCTGTCACCCTCTGCATTTCTTTTTCGTTATAAACCACGGCAATGTCTACAGTTACCATTAGTCTTTTTAAAGAAAGATATTCATTTAGCTTTCTCCTAGCCTCATCAGCGGGGCCTAGCTCTCTGAGGAAGCTCTCGTAATCTATTGCACCGTAGTCTGCGTAGGCCATGGCCATACCCAGAGTTTCATCAGAAGCTCCAGGAATGACTATCTCAGTTTTATTCTTCTTAAAATTAATATCTTTGACAAGAGCTTGCACAAAGGACTGGGTGGTTTTCTTTACCAACTCACGCTCCTCTAAGATAAAGTCTACCCCTTCGATGGCTTCTGGGCTACCGTGCAGGATATTTAAGATGAGCCTATCTCTATCAATCATGTGAAAGGATGCTACCTGCATCCCACAATATTCTGCAGATACTGAACCAGACCTAATTGCAACGTTATATTTTATGGTCTCGGACTTATCCAGGGCCCTAGCTGCAATAATAAAGTTATCATTCAGATGATTGTTATAGGGCAAAAGGATGGAGTAATACCCCGCCTGATCTAGAACACTAACTTGGTTCTTGATTGCTTCTGGGGAAAGACCAGTCCAAGAGTTACCAAAGTAGTGGTACCTAAGACTTGTGGGCCCAGCCACCGCCGTTGAACTGCAGTCCGAATGATCCATTTGCATAATATCTTTTCATTGTACTTTTGCAACCATCGCAAACAAGGTCTGAGGATGTGTCTTCGTTTATCCCCAAGACCTTGTCTACGAGAGTGTCGCAACCAGTACATTTATACTGGTATATTGGCATTACTTCTTCTTTAATTGTGCTCGTGCGACGAGCTCGTTACGAACAGCATTCTTAGTTTCTGCACTAGGAATAGTGATTGATGTTAGAAGGGACAGGATACCAGAAAGCAGAGCAATTCCGCCTACGTTACCCCAGTCAACTTCTGATGCGGACAGGAACTGACCTGCACCGATTACAGCGATAGCGGCCTGGGCTGCGGTTTTAATCGCACGCTCGCCCGCTGACTTCCAAAAAGCAGCTGTCATGATCATATTAGTTGTTTCCTTTCATTAGTTACAACGTATTAATTATATACCATCAGGGTTGTCTGTGTCAAATACATCAGACGGGTCGTCTAATTCAGATGGCCCTGACCTTTTCCAAATGCGTACGTCTTCGTATGTTGCAGACGTAGTGTATGCAGTGATGATGATTGAAAGCAAGGCTACCCCGCCTACCACCATCTCCACTCCAATCTGCGTCTCCAGCAGGAGGCTAAAGCCACCGAATACAATCATCAGTACAGCCAGGATATATGCTCCATAGATCAACCTTCTGCGGTGTCTCCAGGAGGGACCCTGGGCTAGTGCAGCATCGGATGCGGCTTTATTCTGCTTAGAGTTTTCTCTTAGCCTATTAAATACAGTGATTAGATTATTAATCATTACTTATACATTCCTTTGTTTAGTACCCGCTGTAGTGCACTAATGGTGTTCTTGCCCCAAGCTCCATCAATGGGCCCAGAGTAGTCCCCAGACTTCTTCAGACGCCTCTGTACGGCCTTTCTAGTGTTGACCCCTGGAATACCATCGACGAATTTTGCATTATAGCCATGATCAATCCCAGACTTCTGAATGGCTGTCCAAGTCATCTTGCCTGGTGCACCGTCAACGATGCCCCTATATCCGAAGTTTTCCTTCAGGGCGTTTTGCCATGCTCTCCAGGTGCCCTTCCCTAGCTTGCCATCTACCTTAAGGGCGTACTGGTGTCTAGCGATATTCTCTGGTCCGCCAATACTGTTCTTTACCTCTGGCTTATCATTGTTAATATAAACATTAGGATCTGCACTATCCCCCCACTTACGGCTGCGTCTGGTTTCGAAATGAAGATGATTTCCTGTGCTCGCGCCCGTGGTACCGCTCTTGTATACGACCTCGCCAGACTTGATGCGGTCGCCCACCTTAAACTTAGTAGCGTGGGCACCGTGGTAGTAGACGGTGTAAAGGTTAGATGCGTGCTTAATGATTACAACATGCCCCCCGCCTTTCGGGGAATAGCCAACGTGATCGATGATCCCATCGCCTGCGGCTAAAACATTAAAACTACCACCGAAGTCAATTCCGTGGTGCATCTTGCCTTCTTGTCCAGTAATTGGGTGCTTCCTAGGACCATAAGGACTGGTAACCTTACGACCTGGGGCTGGGTTGATTAATTTCATGATTCTATTTTACCATAGAATAAATATTTAATGATATAATTAAAGAATGACAATTCATAGATTATACGAAGTAGGCGTCACTCCTACAAAGATTACCCCAGATGGGACACATTCTGGGATGGACATTACAATCCAAAATGTTGACACAACACACAATGTTTACATTGGTGCAGATGGTGTTACCTCGACAAACTATGGCTACAAGCTCATTCCAGGGCATGGTTGGTCAGTAGAGCTATCTGGTATGGATGATCTATACCTTTGTGGAGATCAAGGCGGGCAGTTCGCTGCAGTAATCAAGGTTAAGCTAGAGGCTGGTCAGTAATGGCTAGGTTTACTCACCCCGCGACTACTTCCGAAGGAAGATCTGAAGATGGCACCTGGATCATGGAGGGCGGCACCATGGGTAGCGGAGCGGTCCAGCCAACTTTTGACGGAGATCCTCTATTTTTAGGCCACTACACACTAATTGGTCACATGTGCCACTTCAGCATTGAGGTTAGCATGAGCAACATTACGGACTTTGGTGAGGGGCAATTCTACATGACGCTCCCCTTTCAATCACACCATGCGAACCTACATGCAAATGGCTGTCTCCACGACGCGTCTACTGAAAGCCAGTATGCTATGCTGGGCCACAACGTAGCAGGAAGTGATGTGATTAGCCTTCAGAGCATTGGCTCAAACGGAAAGCACCTGCCATTTTATGATGGAGGGCCTGTCAAGTTAGCTCCCGAGGACAGCTTTCATGTTTCTGGATACTATGAAATTGAACACTAAGCAGCCATATCTCTGATCTTGTCTGGATTAAAGCCAGCCCAGGAATCAGTGTCAGTAATTACCACTGGTGCTGACCTATATCCCATTTCAATTAGCCTGTCTAGCTCTGATGGATGCTCTGAGATGTTAATGACTTCATAGGCTACCCCGATCTTATCCATTAGTCTCTTGGTCATGTCGCACTGGACACAATTGTTCTTAGTATAGACGGTTGTCATTAGTTCTCCTTTTTAGTTAGAATGGACTTTACGCTGTCGCTGGCAACGGTATACCCGATGCCGAACGATGAAGCGGATAGCAACACAATTGCTAATCCGTGCCAAATATAAAACATACTTCTCTCCTTTTTATTTTCTACAGTATAGCAGACTATTTCTGCTTACGAAACCTAGCCCAGATTCTTTCATGGGTATAATATCCTAGTGACTCAATGGCGATATAAAGCAATGCACCTAGGCCAGCATACTCCCACTCTCCAGTAAACAAATACAGAACTCCAGCTACAACGAAGAAGTGCCATAACTCCCAGCTAATGGTTTTAACAATTGTTTTCTTCCTGGAATCGCTCACTCTGACTCCTCATATAATAGGTTGATTGTCTCTGGAAATGCTTCTTTAGTTAGTTTAAGAACTGCCTCTGCGTACTTCTGTATCTCCCATTGGGCATCATGCTCTAGTCTTTGGTCCAGGAATGTTAGGATACCCTGCAAAGATACCGTCCATCGCCAGCGTACGTACATACCATATGCTGGCAGGAATAGTCTAGCAATCTCTGGAGCAACGCCATCATTCATTGCATCGTGGTATGCCTCTGTACCCTGCACTACCGTCTCGCATAGCCTCTGGAAGTGCTTAGCACCGAGCTCTTCATCTATTGGATCCCCAGAACCCTGCTTGGAGTTCTCTGGCTTGCTACGCCACTCTGCTGGCAGTGGAATATAGAACTTCTCATCTTCAGTAATATAACGCCTAGAAGATTCATTCCAGCCATTCTGCTCATCAACATGGGTGGATGATACAGCATACTTCCACCACTGCCTTGCTACAAATAGTGGGGCATAGACTTCAAAGGTTGCGGCGGCATGCCTAAAGGGGCTGGTGTGCTTTTCCCTTAGAAGAAACTTTAGAAGCTTGGTGTCTCTCTCTTCGAAGACATTGCTTTCCTTATCGTAAGATACCCTGGCAGCATTAGCTACTGCTAGATCGTCTCCTAAGACGTCTACAAGCCTTACGTAGCCCTCATCAAGCACGTCGATTGGTTCTGGGGTGGTTCTGATGTATGTTGTCATTTCTCTCCTTTTGGCTTTCGAGCCCCCTGTCAGATTCGAACTGACGACCCCCGCTTTACAAGAGCGGTGCTCTGGCCAACTGAGCTAAGGGGGCGTAGGCAGTTTAATGTCATACCTGGGACTCCGACTTATTTAATGTCGAACCTATCTGCATTCATAATCTTCACCCAAGCTGAAATGAAATTATCAATAAGGATTTCGTCACCGTCTATGGCAGCGTAAACTTCCATGATGCCCCGAAGAATGGCGTTAGAAGCAAACAGCAGGTCTACTCTAGAAGCCTTCACCTGAGTATCGTGTACGTAGTGCTGCCCAGAATATATCCAAGCCTTTTCTCCTGGCTCAAGGTCGGTTCTCTCGTTAGTATCTCCAGTCCACATTGAGCCGTATCCAGTCCACTTGTACCATGGTTTAATGATGCAGTTTTCTAAGAAGTCGCGGTCAAGCTTGTGCCCAGAGTTTCTGTTCCAGCTAACGGATGAGACTTCTGACTTTCTGTGGTGCACGCTCATGGATCGGAATCCAGTGAACAATGCTGCCATTTCTGGTGGGGTGAGCCCAAGCAAGGTTGCACGCTCGATCATGAGGTGCTCGGCATTCCTGTCTAGAATCCTTTCCTTATTGTACTTGTCGTGAGTCCAGTTTAGGAAGCCGTCGTGGAGTGGCTCTAGGTGCCCGAAAGAATCTACGTCGATCTGGTCCTGAGACACATCACCACGTCCGCCATTAAACGGAACCTGCTTCTTAAAGCCAGCGGCCTTTGCTGCTAGCTCAACCCCAACTCCACCAGCAAAAACAATTAAGTCTGCCATAGTTACATTGATATTAAGATCATTCTTAATCTCATTAAGGAACTGTACCGTTAGATCAACTCTTTCATAGTCTGTAAATGTCCATGATTTCATTGGCTCATGCAGGACGTAAGCTCCATTTGCACCGCCACGCTTGTCGCTATTACGGTAAGTAGAAGCAGAAACCCATGCTGTATAGACTAGATCTCTCAAATCCAATGCACGCTTCTGAATCACTTCACCGCGGGTATACATAAGTGTGTACTTTTTATCATCTAGCTTACGCTCAATGGTTCCTCGCAGATTAATCTTATCCCTGTCTGTAAGCTCTGGGTATGGAGATGGATCTACGTGATCCTGCCAAGGTAGAACCTCTGACGGAACCTCTTTACCGAGATACCTGGCACGTGGCCCCATGTCGCGATGGGTGAGTTTAAACCAAGCCCTGGCAAACACGTCAGAGAAATAGTCAAAGTCTCCCAAGAACTTCTCTGCAATCTCACGGTACTTATCATCCCCAAAGCGTAGTGCTAGGTCAGTTGTCATCATCATTGGCTTATTCATCTTGCCCTCGATATGAGCATCTGGAACCATGTCCTCTGGCTTGCAGTCAACTGGCTGCCATTGCTTGGCACCAGCTGGGCTTTCTGTCATCTCCCACTCGTACTGGAAGATTAGCCTTAGGTAATCATTATCCCAACGAGTAGGGTTAGGTGTCCAAGCACCCTCGATGCCATTGCTGATGGTATCCTCTGAGTGACCCTTGCCCTGGCTATTTATCCAGCCAAGTCCGACATCCTCAAGCCTGGCTGCCTCTGGGGGTGGCCCAACCTGTTCGGCTGGTCCAGCTCCGTGCGACTTACCAAATGCGTGACCTCCTGCAATAAGAGCAACGGTCTCTTCGTCGTTCATGGCCATGCGGGTGAATGTGGTTCTAATGTCTGCTGCTGCTCCAGAGAAGTCTTCGGCATTGCCGTCTGGACCCTCTGGGTTGACGTAGATCAGGCCCATCTGCACTGCTGCCAGCGGGTTCTCTAGAGTATCTGCTTCTCGACTAGAGTCATACCTAGCATTGGCTAGGAACTCAGCCTCGGGACCCCAATATGTGTCGTCAACTTCCCAAACATCTTCTCTTCCTCCCGCAAAGCCGAATGTCTTAAGCCCCATCTCTTCGAGAGCTACGTTTCCAGCAAGGATCATGAGGTCAGCCCAGCTGAGCTTGCGACCATAACGCTCCTTGACTGGCCAAAGAATTCTCCTGGCCTTGTCCAGGTTTACGTTGTCTGGCCAGGAGTTCAGTGGAGAGAATCGGATTAGACCATTGCCCCCACCGCCTCGGCCATCGGACACTCGATAGGTTCCAGCTGAGTGCCAGGCAAGCCTGATAAACAGTGGTCCGTAGTGGCCCCAGTCTGCTGGCCACCAAACCTCTTGTCCGTAAGGCATAGCTGGAAGACCAGACGCCTTAACAGAATCCTCGTAGTACTCTCCGCTGCTAGTCATGATGGCACGCAAGAAAACCTTAACCTCTTCTAGGTCTAGGCTTTCAAATTCTTTGGCGTAGTCAAACTCTTCGCCCATTGGATCACTCTTGGGGTTATTTTTCAATAGCGTATCAAGCGTGATCGATTCAGGGAACCAGTTAAATTTCTTGGCACCACTGACGGCCGAAGCCGATTTAATCATATCTTCATCCGTTGGCTTTGTTGCCCCTGCCATCATTTGTTCATGTGGGAATGGGCACTTGGCTTCTTCTGACATATAATCTCTCCTTGTATAGTATTTGCTTTTTGTAGTCTATCACAATAGTTGCTTTTTATCAACTAGCGATCTGTATGGGACTTGAACCCACGACCCCCACCGTGACAGGGTGGTGCTCTAACCAACTGAGCTAACAGACCAAGAATACTATCCAGTGAAATATCGTTGAGTGATGCTAGGATAGTATTCAGCTGGGATGCCTGGATTCGAACCAGGAACCTTAGAGTTAACAGCTCTCTGCTCTGCCGTTGAGCTACACCCCACTGTATTTAATTATATTATTTATTACGAACGGCACGTGGCAAAGTAAACCTATACTTTAGCCAGTCAATAATCTTTTCAATAAACATAACCCAGAAAGAAACTTTTCGTGCATTTCTTGGTGGGAAGGATAACTCTGGTTTGTTTCGGACAATAGGGATGCAGGCCTCCCCACCCTCTTCAAAGAGCTTACGAAGATCTGAAACCATGATATAGCCAGATCCGCCTACTCCGTAATCGTCCCCCCAAGAGTTTCTCCATCTAAATACTTCTAGAGATTGCCTGCCAAAGATTTTAGCAGGGTGGTAACCCGTCAATGTAATACAGTGACCACCGACTACCTTGCCAGTTGGGCCAGTTAGCCCAAGGCTATTTGTTTTGTACATGCCACTGTACCAAGGGATACCAATAACAACTGGGCCCTGCGACACNACGGCATCAATGATGTCATCGATGTCAAAGCACCACCTGTATTCATCTATGTAGCCATACTGCTTCATGATCTTTGCCCCAGCCAAAACGGAAGTACCACTGTAGTCATCGCCAGGCCACTCATCTATCTGCTGTGCCTGCTTATAGAAGTGCTGGGCAAGTCTGTTGCCGAATTCTTCTGTGGGCTGCTCGTCTGGGACGTAGGGCTCTGCGACTAGCTCTGCCATCCAGCCAAAGCCAACACATGCACCCTCGCTGCCTTGGTCAAAGACGGTGCCCTCTTTCCAGAACTTTGCCTTACGCTCTACTGGCGTGGCATTAAGAAGCTGCCTAACTCCGTATAGCTTATTCCTCTTATCGAAGGATGGTATCCAGTCTAATCTTCTTTGCACAATAGTTCCTTTACGTTCTTTCTTATTATACCACTAAAAGTCCCAGTCTTCATCTTCTGTAGCTTCGTGCTTACCAATTACGTAAGAACTTCCGCTACCGCTGAAGAAGTCATGGTTCTCATCTGCATTTGGAGACAGTGCAGCCAGGATTGCTGGGTTCACGTCTACCGCATCAGCTGGGAACAAGGCCTCAAAGCCCAGGTTCATCAGTGCTTTATTTGCATTGTAGTGCAAGAACTTTTTGACATCCTCGGTTAGGCCTAGGTCATCATATAGCTCTCTTGTGTATTTAATCTCATTGTCATAGAGCTCCATCAAGAAGCTGTATGCCCATGACTTGACTTCCTCTTGCTCTTCTAACGGCAGCTCGTTGTAGGCCAGCTGGAATTTATAACCGATGTAGTAACCGTGGATCGCCTCATCACGAATGATTAGTCGAATTAGGTCTGCAGTGTTGGTTAGCTTTGCCCTGGAGGATAGCCACATGGGCCAATAAAATCCAGAGTAAAACAAGAATGACTCCAGGAATGTGGAAGCAATCTTACGCTTTAGAGGGTCATCTCCACGGTAGTGATTAAGAACGATTTCTGCCTTCTTCTGCAAGTATGGGTTCTCCTCAGACCAGCGGAACGACTCCTCAATCTCCTCCGTCGAACACAGAGTTGAGAACACCGANGAGTAGCTCTTGGCGTGAACNGACTCCATGAAGGCAATGTTTGTAATCACTGCCTCTTCGTGCTGAGTGCGTGAGTCTGGCAATGTAGACATAGACCCAACAGTTCCCTGAATGGTGTCTAGCATTGTTAGCCCTGTGAAGACACGCTTAGAAAGAGTTTTCTCTTCCTCCTTTAGCGTACCCCAAGACTGAATGTCATTTGATAGTGGCACCTTTTCGGGTAGCCAAAAGTTTGCAGTCAGCCTATTCCATACATCAAGGTCTACTGGGTCTTCAATCTTGTTCCAATTAACTGGGCGTGTAATCATTGTTTCCTCCTATAGCATACAGCTGACGCAGTTGTCTACTTCGGTACCCTGCAGAGCTTGCTGCCTGATACGAATGTAGTAAATCGTTTTAATTCCCTTTTTCCATGCATAAATCTGTGCACGGTTGATATCTCTGGTAGTTGCATCATCCTTGAAGAACAGGGTCAGTGATAGACCCTGGTCAACGTGCTGGGTTGCAGCTGCGTAGACATCGATAACTTTATCTGCCCCGATCTCGTATGCGTCCTCAAAGTA